ATAATCAGGTTATTGATAGCTTCCCCTATCGCCCCCCACATCATTAGCGCTGGCATTTTAGCGGCAATATTAAACGCACGCGCCGCCGGGTCAGGGTCTGTTACCCGCTGCATCTGTCCCCACATAATCCGCAGGGACGGATTCAGGAATCCCGCCGCTTTCACCATCGAGGCGATATTGGCCGAGCCGGGCTTTCCGCCAAAATCTCCGGTAATATAGTCATATTCGACCTGTGCCGCTTCAGGGCTTGCGCCTTTCTTCATGGCTGAAATATACGCGCCCTCACGGGGCAGTTCTTCGCCAATTTGACTTAGCCACCTGCCGCCACTTGTCCAGTTAAATATGTCAATCGGCTTCATCAGGACACTCATCATCTGTCCCGGCAAGGCGGCGGCTTTCTCGCCAATGGTAAGGTCTTGATAGCCAGTCTGGATAATACCATCCTTGAGCATTTCCTTAAACGAGCCGACAATGCCCTGATGAGCGTCTTTAGTGGTATGGTCGAGTGCCTTACTCAACAGTTCGGACTGACTGACCGCATCGGCATTGATGTTATTGCCTTTGAGCCTGTTAATCAGGCCGCATCCGGCATAATAATATGGAATCAGGGACTTGGCGCCGTCTTTCCCCATGAATCCCGCATTGGCCGGATCACGGCTAAGGGCGTTTGCCAGCGCAAAACCGATATTTTGCGTAAGCGCCCTGCGCCAAGGGGCAATCATGCCGGTCATGGCCTTTGAAATCCAGCCAAAATACTTGGATGGATTATTGCCGCGCGAAAGCATCTCGAACAATAGCGGGTCTGTAACTTGATAGTACCGGCGTTTCCCGTTCCTGAACACCGAAACAACATGAACGGCTTTCGGTTTGGCCGTCCGCCAGAGTTTGCGGCCCGGATGGGTGATTTCCACGTCGTCCGGCTCGACCGCCTGCCCGGATACCTGCAATTCAAAGAGACTCATACCGGTTTCATCCGAGAGTTTTTTATTGAGATAATCGGCGATGATCTGCGCTTGCTCGGAATCCTTCATAACGGCAGCCATTTTCGTATCCAGACGTAAGGGCAGCATAATCCGGCTTGCCGCTTTGCGTATGTCAAACGGCAGTTCCTTCATATTGTTGATTTTCTTGCCAAATTCGATCATCGACCCCATCAGCCGGTTTGTGTAATATGCCTCCAGCGCCATACGGGTACGGGTTTCAATCGCCTCATCAAGCGTTCTAAACGGCAGGGATGAACCGAATGCCGCACGAACACCGCTGTCCGGGTCAACACCGCCGCCGCTGCGTTTGGATACCTTATCTTCGATCTGGCGCGGCAAAGGCCAGTAGTCTTCCCATGCCAGTTTGATTTTAACGGCTTCCTCCGCCGTATGTTCACCTGAAAGCACGGACACAAGCAAAAGCTGATCCATGTATTTCTGTATCTGTTTGAAATGTCCATCCCATTGCGGATGTTCTGTCGTCTGCTGCTTTAGCCAGCCTTCCAAAAGTACAGGGTCACCATCGAACATGCCGGGATATTCGTGCTGTTTCTTATGATAGCGTTCCAGGGCAGCGCGGTATTGACCGTACAGACTAAACGCCTCCCAATTCTCAAGGCCGACTTCATGTTTTATCTTACTGATGGATTTATCAGATAAATACAGCCAGTGGCCGTGTTTGACGGATGCTTCGGGGATTTCAAAACCGGCTTTTTTCAGAAGCTCTAAATCCTTTTCGGTCAGTTCTTCAAACCCCTTGCCGGTTGCGTAAACACGGATACCCTCACAGCCTTTGCGGATACCGTATAACGCCCGCTGGACTTCCTGCCGCAAGTGAATCATCGTCTGATAGGCCGATATAATATCGGCTTTGGTATTAGTGATTTCCTGCCGGAATTGTCGCGCTAGCTTCAGGCGTGATTTATAGGCTTTATTCAAAACGGATTTAATCACACCGACAGCGCCGGTAACATCCAGGGCGGATAACCTGCTGTCGCCTGCCATTTTCAAAAATGTGCTGCGCATCAGCCGGTGAATCACCGCAGAACCGCCCAATAAGGCATACAAACCCTTATAGGCAAGATCGGTCAGGGATTCAAAGAGCGGTTTTCCGGCAGGCGTGTCCTGCTGGATTGCCTTTAACTGGTCAAGAATCGGTTTTGATCTGTGCAGATTATACGCTTTTCGGGCATCACTTAGGCCATCCAAAATATCTGGGGCAGTCTGCTTCAGTGCCTTTTCAAAGCCGCCAGACAGCTTATTGGGGATTTCATCGGGATTCGTAACGTAACATCGAACCAGTTCAGCAAAGCCTTCCTCTGCGGTTTTGGCCGAGGCCATCGAGCCGCTTCGTTTGGCAAAAGCAACAAGATCATCGCTAATGCTTTCTTTCCAGTCCTTTTTCTGGTCGGACAAAAGTTCCGATAAAGCATGTCCGGCCTCGTGGAAATTAAGCTGCCACAGGCCGCTTCGGCTTCGGATAATATGGCCGTAACTGGAATAATGCGCAGGATTGCGATTGGAAGTCTGGCTTTTGCCGACCAGCATCTTAGCCCGTACAAGATCATTAACAAACTCAACAATCGTTCGCGGGCCTTTGGTGTTATCCGTGCTGATTTTCTTTATCAGCTTCCTGCCGCCCTCTGTTCGCGCGGACGAATCAGTCTGCTGCTGCTTTGCCGTAGCGGACTGAACCTGCGGTTTTTTGACCGAATGCCGCTTTTCATCGCTTTCGCCCACCAGATCACGATTGATCTCAGTTAAGCGGGCTTCACCTTGTCTAAGCTGTTCCTCGCGGTCGAATGGTTTTTCAATAATTGCTTCAAATTCCTTGATATTATCCGTCAGGTATTTAACCCTGTTTTGACTGGTTTCAAGTTCTCTGGCGGCATTTTTGGGGATATTGGACAGAGCAATCATTATCCCGCTTCCGGTATGCGCATCACTGTGATAAATGTCCGTGCCGTCAAGACGGATTTTGGTACTGATTTCGGTTTTCCAGTCGAACGATAAGCCCCCTTTGGCGCCTTCGGCGGCGACTTTATAAACCCCCATGACCATTAAAACATCGAGGCCGTTGATATTCTCCTTCAGGACAATGTTTTTGTCCGTCAGCGGCGCAAGCCCCCTGGGGAAAAATGGTTCGATGACGGCTTTTTTCGTATCGTTTAGAATCTTGTCCGTGCGTTTGTCGATAACATCCTGCAATTTTGCAGTCAGGTCTTTTTTGTCGATGGAATTGCCATTATAAGTCCAGTTTTCACCGTCAATCAATTTTTCAATTCGTTCCAGCCGTTCTTTTCGAGCAGGGATTGTTTTATCGACAAGTTCGGCAATCTCCTTTTGGCTTTTGAATTTGCTGTCCCGGCTGCGGGCAACCGAATCGGCGTGCGCATCTTTTTCCATCCGCAACTGGCGCAGCGTATTTTCCAGCTCGATCTTTTCAAAAATGCGGGGATCGCCGGAAAGCGAGGCCATTTGTTCTTCGGCGGAGATAATCAGTGCGCCCGCCGGGTCTTCAAACTCCCTCGATGACACCTGCCCGCTCAAGACCTGCCAGATAAACTTAGCCTTACGGACAATCTTGGCATAAATGGCCGCATCCAGCGTGTTTTCCATGCCATAAGCGAGTTCTTCGACATATTCGTTCTCGTTGCCATAGCGCAGAAGCCGTCCCTGCCGCTGTTCCAGGTCTGCCGGAAGCCAGGGCGTGTCCAGGTGGTGAATCGCATAGAGTTTCTTTTGGACATTAACGCCGATACCCATAGCGGCGGTGCTGCCGATCAGGACGCGAACCTGGCCCTGATTAACCCGCTCAAACAATGCCTCTCTTTGGCTGGTGGACTTATAGTCCTTTACGATGGCTATCTCATGTTCGGGGATTCCCTGTTCGACCAGTTTGCGTTTGATGTCCTTATAAAGGAACATATCCTCGATGACAGGGGCTTCGGAATCTTCTTCAATATCCAATTCGACCATCGCACCGGACACAAACTTCGTCAGATTGGACATATTGACGTGATTGAACGAATCGCAGAAAACAAGCTGTGCCGATTTATTCTTGTCAGTCTTCTTATAAATATCGACTGATCTTTTCACCAGCGTATTGACCTTGCTGCCGGGATCGTCTTTGGCCTGCGGATACACCAGGCGAATATCCAAAGCGGCGGCTTTGGCGGCATTGTAGGTCACAACCGGAACCCAGCTATACTCTTGTTTCTCTTTACCTGTCAGACCTTCATAACGCTCATAGACCCGCTTTAACAATTGGTTAAAGGACTTTACCGCCGGTGACAGAGGAACCGACACCGATTCAGTCTTGCCGCCCTTGAGTTGGGGCAGCTTCTTGCCGAGTTTTTCAAGTTCAGCCGCCAGGTTGTCGCGGGTCAGAACATCCCAGGCCGACTGAATCAGCCGCGATAATTCCGGCCCATTGGCAAATTTTGAAAGCACCTGCCGCTGTACCCATCGCTGGCCTGCGTTCATTTCAATCGTCGGCAGTATTTGTGCAAACGCCGCAACAAAGCGGTCAAAAGTCGCTACGTTAAATTCATCCAATAGCTGCGGCGTGGACAGGTTCAGCATGTGCCATGCTTCACCAAGCGTATTTGTAACCGGCGTTCCTGTTGCCAGGATAACACCCTTGCCGCCGTTTTTCTCCTGGATATGCCGGGTCTTGAGGAATAGTCCCGATGCCTTTTGGCTGGGGCTGTTGTCAATGCCTTTGATACTGGTCAGCTTTGTCGTAAACGGCGGCTTTTTGTAGGCGTGCGCTTCATCTATGAACATTACATCAATACCAAGCTGCTCAAACGTCAAAACATCATCCTGCCGGGCGGCCAGCTTATCACGCAATCCTTTAAGCCGCTTTTCAAGCGATTTTAGCTTCCGCTGAATGGCCTTAACGGAGGGTCCCTGTTTCCCCTCGGTTTCTTCAACCTGATAGAGGCTGTCCTTTAATTCCTCCATCTGGTCTTCCATATACTGTTTTTCCCGCTGCGGGTCGTCAGCAATCAGGTCAAAGCTGCTCTGCGCCATGATGATTGAATCGTAATCGCCGGAGGCGATCCGCGCCATGAAGACCTTGCGTTTTTTGGCCTCCAGGTCTTCAGGCGTTGCCACAAGGATATTGGCGGTGGGGTACATCGCACGAAACTGCGCCGGAAACTGCCCCAACGTGGATTTTTGAACGACAATAAGCGGCTTTTTGGCAAGGCCCAGCCGCCGCATTTCCATTGCGGTAGCCGCTATAGCAAGGGTTTTACCTGCCCCGACACAATGCGCGATCATCCCGCAACGATCCTGAAGCATTCGCCAGATCACGTTCTTCTGATAAGTGCGCAGTGAAAAGGCGTTGCTTGATCCCGGCAGTTCCAAATGCTGGCCGTTATATTGCGGCGTGACATAGAAATTGAAATGTTCGTTGTATTCGGCCTGCAATTTCAGGGCATATTCTTCATGCTGATTAACCCATTTGGAAAACTCCTGCTGGAGTTTTTCCACAACCATCTGAGCGGCAAGGGTCTCTTTCTGGTTAAAGACGGTTCGCTCCGAATCGCCGTCCTTAATCTTGTCCGTGACCCTGATCTGCCGCATATTCAGGGCTTTTTCCAGCAGTTCATGGCCGCTGAAACGTTTGGTTCCAAAAGTCTCTGTATTGCGGGCGTTATGATAAAATGTCCCTGAAACCACCGTCCATTCATCCAAAGCGGGGAAGTATTTAATTGTCCCGCGCGGACACTGCAAAATATCGCGGGCAAATTCCTGAATAATCTCCTGCGGTATCCAGGTTGCGCCCAGCCGGAAATGAATATCTTTGATGCCGACCGTACCGGGCTGAATGGCCTTGAGAGCTTCAACGTGCTTCTCAAAGCGTTTATCCGTTTCGGCGGCCTGCTGCGCAACACGCAGCTTATCGCGGACATTGCCGCTTAAATAACGTTCCGCCGTTTCCCAAAGCCCTGTCGCGGGATTATCGTATGCAATTGCCCCATCCAGAAGTTCCTTTTGGATCCGTTCGGGCGTCTGGCCGGTCAGTTGCGAAAGATACGGCACATCGACCTTGCCTCTGTAACACAAGGATACACGCAGCGCATCGCTCAGGGTTTCGGCGTGTGTCGGCGGTCGCACCGGCTCAATCGTGCGTTTCGTGAAAACCGCCGCTTTTTCGATTCGCTTGATGTCCTTGCCGGTTTGGGGGTCTTTGGTTTCGTGAACATCCTCCAGAGAGGCAACCAGGTAATAGCCGGGATCAAAGGAGAATTTTTTCGTACTGTCTCCTGTAACATAACCATACTTTGCAATATACCCATCATAGACTTCATTCAGTTTCTTCTGTGATTCGATAATCTGTTCGTCTGTGGCATCTTCCCGCAGCATGGTCTGTAAGTGCTGCTGATAGGACTCCCGCAGTTTGATAAACTGGACAGCCTGTTTTTTCATGGCGGCAGAGGCCAGCTTGTCCGTAATTTCGGAAACGGGAACAAGTGCGTCATTTTTGACCGCCAGGAGTTTGCCGTTCTGGAAAACAAGGGAATTTTCCTTTAACCCCTCAATCGAGCCGATCTGTTCAAAATCAACATCGGCGTTTGCCTCTGATAAAACGTTTTCAGGCAATGCGACAATCGCTTCATTCAGCGATTCATTCAGAAGTTTTTGCAGAGGCTGTAGCGTGAATTCCTCTTTTCCCCCATAAAGTGAACCTTCCATGCTCGGCTTACCCAACATCATATCGGGGTGAGCGATGAAATACTCGTTGATAGAAGTAACTTTGTGGTCGATGGTTTCAATTTCGCCGACCCGTGTCCAGTCCTGGCCGCCGATGGTTTCGGATTGCGGCTTTCGCAGGATGATAATATCCGTCGTAACCTCCGTGCCGGCGTTTTCCTTAAAGGCGGTATTGGGAAGCCGGACAGCCGCAACCAGTTCTGCCTTTGAAGCTAATAGCTTACGCTGATTGCTCGCCGAATCCATCGTATGATGGGTCGTAATAGCAATGACCAGCCCGCCGGGACGCAGCGCATCAATACTGCGCGCAAAGAAATAATTGTGCAGATTCAGATTCTGACCATATCGTTTCTTCGCATCAGCCGGGCCTTCCTGTGCAAACGGGAAATTGGAAATCACCAGATCAACCGAATTGGGCGGTAGATTGACTTCTTCAAAGCCCTTGATGAATGTTTTGGCTCCTGGGTAAAGCTGTGAAAGAATGCGCCCGCTGACCGAATCCAGTTCTACGCCAATCAATTTGACGTTTTCCGCTATGCTTTCCGGCATCAAACCAAAGAAATGTCCCACCCCTGCGCCGGGTTCCAGGACAGTTCCGCCTTTAAAGCCCAGCCTTTCGGCCATCCTCCACATAGCCTCGATAATGCTGCGCTCCGTATAATGCGCATTGAGCGTAGAAGCGGCGGCAGCATCAAACTCCCGCTCTGTTAGAAGCTCCTTTAGCTGCTTATAGTATTTGCCCCACTTCTTTTCCCAATTTTCATCCCGGCTGTATCGCCATTGGTAGGAGGCTTCATCGTTTTCATAAGCCAGCATTGCGCGGCCGTAGCCCTCATGGAAAACCTGCGAGAGATTCCCCCATCCGGTGTACTGCGCTAACGTCTTCTGCTGTTCGGGTGTAGCGGACTTGTTTTCGGCCTCAAGGCTCTTTAAAAGCCTTATCGCCTCGATATTGGCCTTGACCTGCGTAATCGCCCCTTTGGGTGCAACCACATCACCGGGGCCGATGCGGTGATTTACTCGCTGTCCATCACTTCTTTTCTGAATTTGGCCAGCAGTTCCTCCGTCTCCTCGCTGAGTCGAAGATCGTCCAGATCGTAGTCCGGGTACTTTGGATTTTCCGGCGCGATGATCTGGCTGTGAACGATCTCCCTGATCACGTCGTAGGGTGTGTCCGGGTTGTCCTCCCTCATCTGTATTCTGGCCCTCATCGCCATCCGGGCGGTCTCGGTCAGATGTTTCTCCAGCTTGCCCGTCTTTAGAAGTCGCGCCAGTTTCTTCGGCCACTGCTCCTGAAGATGCCACAGGGCCGCCTGAAAGTCCCGCCAGTCGATCTCGTTCCAATCCACCATTGTCTGTCTCCTGATTGTTTGCATGTAGGATACCATCAATATCCGCTTCTTTCAAGTCATCAACGAAATCTGCCTTATCCATCCCCGCGCGAAAATCCTCCATTCCAGGCATATTCCGTGCTGCAAGGTAAGCACTTTTCAGATAGGGCTTGAATGCGTTCCCCACATCCCCAACAACGGTTCGTGCAAATTCGGCAAACGTCCGTGCGCCCGCCTCGATATACAACGCCGCCATCTCCGCCGTAATCGTCAGCATTTCCGGGTCAAAGCCCATATTGACCTGATTGCGGATTTTGTCCTGAAATCGCTTTTTGAGTTCCGCAAGGCGATTTTGCTTATCGGCAGAGAGGCTGTCGGTCATGCTTTTTTTCGGCGGCGTTTGGACTTCGGGTTTCGGCTTCGCTTCTTCACCCGGCGTTACGTTGTCGGCAGCAACAGTTTCCCTGCGGCCAATCTGAATGCCGCCGCCGACAACGGCTTCATGCTCCGGGTCGGCCTTTACGCTCACAACATCCTTTTGGCCAATCTTGCCGGTATGTATTACCGTGCCGGTAATGATTTTGCCGCTCTTTTCCTGGTACTGCACCCGTTGACCCTCTTCAAACTGCGCAGTTGAGGCTTCTTTGTCCTCATGTGCAGGTTCTTCAGACCGTTGCGGCTGCGGGGATTGCTCTTGAGGTACATTCGGCCTGCGTTTGGCAATATATTTTTTCAGCGCGTCGGCCAGCCGGACCTTCTTTTTACCCGCCGGTGTTTCAAGGACAATATAATCGCCGCTGACCTTTTTATTGTTGATATACCCGCCGATGCTTGCGCCATATCCCGCTGCGCCAAACCCGGTCTGCCCCTGCTTTAATCTGGCGAAGATTTCCTCTGCCGCATCACCGCTCTGAATCATCGCATCCGCACCTGCGGTGTAAATAACCCGCTCGACCAGTTCTTCATCCGTCAATTCGCGGGGCGGCACGTGAGGAGTTGGGGGTTCGGACATTTGGCCGGTCTGTCCATAATCAGGATACCGGGGGCTGGGGCCGTGCTTTTCAACCCCGGCGTGGATATGTTTTTCAATTTCCTGAGCAGTGTGCCGCTGCAATCTTTGACGAACGTCGTCAATCGCCCCCTTTTTGGTCTTGTAATTGCCGCCGACCTGAAGCCCCGTCACCGCTTCAAAGACATTCCAGATAGTGTCCTTGCGGGCGACAAAAAATTCCAGCTCCTTCAGTTCCTCAAGCCCGTCAAAAATCACTTTCTGCGCCCCCTGTGCCAGGACAAACGTTTCCTGATTGCCATCATAATAATAGAATGAATGAGGGTCGGTTTGGGATTCCGTAACGGGCGGCTGCGGCGGCGATTCTTCCGTTTGTGGTTCCTCTGTAACCGGTATTTCTTCCTGAGTCTGCGGTTGGCTTTGAACTTCCGGTTGCGGCGATGGCGGTACTTCTTCCGCTGATTGCGGTGCTGTCGAATCCTGAAATTTCGCCGGAATACCTGTGTTCTCACGCGGTGTCAATAATTCATGTCCCGCCGCAAGCGCAGCTCTGCCGACACCCGGCACGCTGAAGGCCAGCGCCTCAACCAATAACTGCTCGCCATCAGGGATCGACGCAACAAGCCGGTCAAAGACGTTGCCACCCCTTTGGCCAAAGTCCTCAATACCGAACGTTGCCCTCAATGTATCTCCGAGCCGCTCCTCGCCCATTTCTTCAAGGATGCCGTGAAAACCGCCTTTTTCGGCCATGCGTTTTGCAAACGCAAGGCTGTCTCTGCCGGGCGCAGCCTTGATCCAGGCTTTGCGAAGTGAGTTCATCAGATTCGATGCGCTCTTGTTAATGCCCTTTGGCATTATACCCTTTGCCATCGCCGCGATCCCAGCGCCCGATTCTTCGCTTAATAACTCGATGTACCAGTCTCCAATGGCCTTGTACAAAGCGGTTGCAGGGGTATTTTGCGCCTCACCGAGAATAACATTGTTATTCTCATCAAGCCCAAATTCCGGCAGGCGGTTCTCAACGTATTTTTCCGCTATATGCTGCGGGGTCAGAGCGGTACGTATCCCCGCCGAAACCATCGTCGAGCCGACATTGGCGGCAATGCGGGCCGCTCTGTTGGACGTATATTTACGGGCAAGATTCAGGATCGACTTCTTAGCCCCCGCCTTTCCCAAAGAGGCAAGGCCGCCTGTAGCAATAAATTCCGCCATAAAGGGCAACATGTCAAATACGACGGTTCCCACTTTGGCAGGAATGGTCAGACCGCGCCGGGACAATTCAGCCTGTTCTTCCAGATAGTCAATAATGCGCTCTTTATCCTTGATCCGCCGATTCCAGCCGTCTTCGGTGCGCGGATAATCATCGAACTGAAAGCGTTTTGTGGCATGATAAAGCTGACCGGCTTCGATCATCGGTTTAACACCAAGCGTTGCCCGGTCAAAAAATCCGCCCCAGCCGCCTTTTTGAATATTCTCAACAAAGCCGATAGGCTCCGGTTCGGCGGTGGTGTTTTGTTGTTGAAGATCATCCAAGAACATCTGTTGCCAGTTATTCATTACAAACCTCCGAAGACAGGTTTTCGGTATGAATCAATTGCGCGGTGCATGTCCGCTTGTCCCCAATCCACTACAGCAGGGATGGAACGGTTTGGAGCCTTTATAAACTGCCACAGGAATTCAGGGTTTTCGGCGCATTTTTCGGCAAATTGTTCTTCCGTTAGGAGCTTATCCTGGTGGGCTTTTTGTTTCTGCTGATAATTCTTATAGTCCGACGAAGAAATAACCTTTGCTACTGACATGCCGAATCGGTCGCTAAGCGGCTGCTTATTCTCGTCCAGGTATTTTTGATATGCCTTCTCCTTCTGAGATTTCGTCAGTTCTTCCCATGTCGCGTGCGGGGTGGTAACTTCATGCTCCGAATCGGCCAGTACGCTGTCATTACCCTTGACATAGGGGTCATTCTGGTAGGCTTCTTCAATCCGGCTTTGCGGTATATTACCAGCAAACCGCTGGCGGTACTGATGGAAATGGTCATTTTTTGCCATCCACTCATCCTTTTTGAGATCATCGGCCATCTCTAATGAGGGTTTGGGCTGCTGCATAAGCTGCTGCGCCAGATAATAAATATCAGTCGAAGGAAGCCCTGTCGCTTTGGCGGCGGCATACGTTTCGGGACTCATCATACTGCGCAGGATCGTATCGGCCATTGTGTCAGCATCACCGGCTGGCATCGAATTGTCTTGCTGCGGCATTAAGTCGCCAAAAAACCGTTCGGCTATTTTAAGCGAATCTTCCAGCGAAACAGGGTTTTCCGATGTCTGACTGCTGTCGAAAATATCCTTTGCGTACTTTGCAATGGTTTCCCGCAGCTTTAACTGATTGGTAAAGGATGTGCCGTCGTCCGGTTTTACAAGCACACGAACGCTGCCTTTTTCATTGCGCGTAAGCGTTGCGCCGCTGCGATCATCGACCCATACCTGACCAATATCCTGCTCCTTTGGCCAGGGAGATTCGGTCTTTCGCTGGACGGGCTGCATACCGTGTTCCATTGCGTCAATCTGGCGCAAAAGATTTTCCTGCTCTTTGGGTGTGTAAAGCCCATCGGTATTGCGGGTAACATAATCACGGGCTTGAGCCAGCTTTTGAATCTCTTTTTGCTGAGCGCGGGAATATTCCCACTCAGACAGGTCTTTTTGCAGGCTGTTTTGAATCTGGCCAAGCTGAAGCTGCCGTTCGGGGAGTTCTTCATACTGCTGCCGGCGGAAGTCCATTTCATCGCTGCGGGCCTGTGTCTGTGCCTGCAATTGTGCGAAAAACTGCGCGTTTGCATCCTGACGCGCCCGCTCACGCAGGGCATTGATCTCCTGCTGAATATTATGTTCTCGATCCTGCTGGCGGCGGCGTTCCTGCCCCTGTGCCTGACCGGAGGCGTATGCAACGTCGCCGACAACATCGCCGGACATTCTGTGTTCTACCTTAATTCCCATAATCTATCTGCCGTAATTGAAATAACTCTGATTTTGCATCGGAGCGTAACCAACGTTGCCCATATAATTGCCGTAATTATTCATCAGGCTTGTATAAAGATTCAAATCGGGGTAGGTATCTTCACGCCGCTCCATGAAATTCAGCTTGTTATTGGTGATATTGTTCATGTAACCGAGTTTTTCACGGCGAAGCATTTCGTTGAGGCTATTGAGAGAATCCGTCCTTTGACGTGCATTGTTCAGAGATACCGATGGTAAAATCGTGGAATTGGCCATACCGGAATTGACAAGCCCCTGCATGGAATGTGAAAAAGCACGGTTATAGCCGGTATTGACATCCTTACGCGCGGCATCACCCATCCCTTCAAGTCCGGTCATCGTGTCATTATAGAGTGTGTCATAGCCGCCCAATATTTGGTTGTACCGCTGTTCATTGGCTTGTTTGGCCTCATTAAATGCCTTTTCATATTCGGCCTTTAACTTTGCTGTATTGGCTTCGGCCATCCCCATCGGGGTATTTTCCCACATGGAGTATTTGCCATAATAATCTCTGGATCGGCGGTCAATTTGAAACCATCCATTAGACCCCTGTACCCAATATGTGCCTGCATAACTCATATTCTTTAAGCCTCCAGCTATCAGCTTCCAGCTACCAGCTTTTATTGCTGGCCGCTGGCGGCTGGCAGCTATCTATTGTCCGACTTTGACGATGTTGCCGTTACTCGTATCAATCCATAGTTCATCTTTGACCGCGCCTGCGGCCTGTTGGCTGATTCCTCTTTTCATATCCGCCGCGTTATACTTTGTGGCAAAAAGCCGCTGTAAAATCTGCCGTAGCTTTGTCCAATCACCCGGTGTAAGTGAAATCTTCATCTTAGAACCCCCGCCTGGATAATTTTGCCGATTATCTTTTCAAAGGCCCAGCTTCGGTCAAGCGTGCTGTTACTGATCTTCAGGGCAAGATATGCCCCTCTGCATCGAGGACGAACCGTAGAGGATAGACCCGCCCGGATCGTCCCGCCCAAATTAGCGGCCATGTCGGGATTCAAGGCGGCTGTTATGGCGGCTTGCGCGGTTTTGGCGGTGTAAATCCGGTAATCCAGCAGATTGGATTCGTCAGACAGGACAAACAGAAGCTCTGATAAAAGCCCCTGCATGTTTTGAGCCGCCATGCGACCGGGACCAATCAGCATCCAGCTTTCGATAGCGGCCTCTGTGCCTGCGGCCTGATCCTTATAGAGTCGTGCATCAAAAACACGGATATATCCATCACGGCAGCCCAATAGAAGCTCTCGATACGCCGGATCATCCGCCGAGTAATAATTGGCCGCATAAACGCTGCAATCTGCCGGATACTTTTCAGGGAAGAAGCCGGTCGTTCGTAAATCGAACCAGAAATTCTGATTATCGCCTGTATCGACATCCGTTTTGCAGACCAGAATCCCATGCTTTTTGCGGTCATAGGAAATCGTTACGCGGTGGACATCGGGCGTTAATGCAAATTCATTATTGAAATCAGGCAGCGTATTTTGTGTCATTTTTTCGACCGCCCCGAATCCTGCCGGGATGCGGTAGATGCCGTTACAATCCAGAAAATACAGATTATCTTCGCTGTCCCAGGCAAAGCTGGTCTTATCGAATAACCCAGCCGTAAAACTGATCTGGTCAATCGAACCGCCCGAAGCCGGATCACCCCGCAAAAGCCACATGGTTTGCGAGCAGCCGATTATCATGTAGTCATCCCGATACGGGATAACCGCTGTTACAATGTCGCCGATGTTTCCGGCATAACCGCTGGACTGCGCAACGGCCCCGATTGTATCATCGCTGCCATAAGAGAAATTAAACGGGTTGGCAATCTCGGACATGTACATGATATGCGGAGAGTTTCTGTCGCCGGACTGGACGATCCGGCCCCGGTAAAGAGAAAGAATCGTAGGCTCATCCGGCATTTTGCCGTTGACTTGCTCGGTAGCCGTATCCGCATCGTCGGGATAGACCTGCCAGTTATAAAACAGGGGAACGGCGGAAACATTGCGAACTGCTGATACGGTATAGTTATAACCGACGCCATCTTCTGTAACACTGGCAGTTTGGCTTGTTTGGAATGTACCATTCGTGACAAAACCATAAATATATCGGCTGGTTTTATTGATAAAGTCAATCACCATCGCCGCGCCGTTGGCCTGCGTTAAAATGCTGCCTCTTTCGGGAATATGCGAAAGCGCCGAGACCGTCAGGCGCGTGTTGGAAAAATCGACAACCTTTTTAGCAGACCCATTGACAATAAACACCTTTTGATAGGCCGTGACGATGGAAACAGGCTTTGTCAGATCAAGGCCATCACCTGCGGCAACCTGCAAATTGCCGAGGCTGACAAGCTGCTTATTGGCATTTTCATACCAGAAGGCATCATCCGCCAAAGCAACCAGCTTCTTGCGATAAACCTTTTCGACGGGCGTACCAAGCTGGACTTCAACGGTTTTGAAGTGCCAGGTATCGCCTTTGGTTGTGCCCTGTGCGTTCTTAGCGTCAATGCGCCAGTAATAATCGACATTATTGCCAAGCGAACCGGGGCTAAAGCTCTGAGTGGCCGTCGCATCGCCTGTATGGGACTGATTGGTCTTAAACTGGCTGCTTGCCGGATCAGCATTGGTTACATCCTGCGCATTTGTCCCGAAATAAATGTCGTAGCTGGCTGTTAAATCACCGCCCGTGCCGTTTTTCCACTGTAATTGCTGACTGCGTGGAATATCGACAGCATCATGGAGCGGCGCAACAATAAGCACCTTTCCAGGCGGCAGAGGCTCGTTTCTGACCGTAAACGCCCATGTCTGAGTGCTGTCTTTGGTAAGGCCGGTACTGGTGCGATATGCCTGCACCTTCCAGTAATATTTTGTCGCCCATTCAAATTGGTCAGCAACCGAGGGCTGATAGGAAGTCCCCGTTACGGTTGCCTTTAATTGCAGAGAGCCTGCGCTTAATCCCACATAGACCCTGTATCCATCGGCATATTGAGAGGTCTGCCAGGTGAGGGTCGGTCTTCGGTTCTGTCCTGTGGCGTTGTTGGCAGGCGTAAGCAGATTAAAGGCAAGTGGGCCTAAAATAGTCGTAAAATTGGCCGATGCGGATTCATTGCAGATTCGTTTGGTATAGGTGGTCGGGTTATTGAGAATCCTGTACCGGTGGTAATTAACGACAATCACATGTGCCTGATAGGTTGTCGATGGCGAAAGACCGCTGTAAGGCACGCTGATCTGGTAAGAGCCTTCATACGCCTTACCAGAGGCGTCGTTATAGCGGGCAACTTCCACGCCGTTTATGACAACCGACAATTCATATTCGCTGACATCATAGACCGGCGACGAGGACGAAGCGAAATCGCAAAGACTGCTGTCCCGCGATACCGTATAATTGATTGTCAGATTGCCGCTCAAGGGCGCATTGCTCGTCGGCTGAACCGACACCGAATGCGGATATTTGTCGTAGAAATAAACTGTACCCATTCTATGACACCTCCACAATCGTTACATGGCCGATGGCGACAACCGGCTTATTATTGCCGATACAGACGGGGTATTGCTTCTTTAAGCCCGGACGCTGGCCGCCTCGGACACGAGTCTTCATTACATCGAAAGGACGCACGTTCTGCATGGCCGGACTGGTCAGATTCGGCTGATCGCTTTCGGCATAGTTTTTATTGATGCCCTTCAGGGGAAACGGAATCGTAATAACCATCAGATTCCCCCTATCCCTAAAACGGCTTCTGCCGCCGCAATATCATCAGCGTAGGTCTGCGGAATATCGCGCAGCATCTGCCGGTTTTCTTTTATTTGCGGCCAATCTGCGCTCGGCACGCCCTCAAAAGCCTTAAGCGCCTCAAAATCGGTGCGTTCAAGCTGAAAATCTCTGGCTGACCGAACAGCCGCCCATCGGCGGCTAAGAATGATCTGTTCTTTTTCCTCCAGCGTTCTTTCGACAACCTGTCCGTCTGTCAGTTTCAATTCATACGGCAGCTTTCCCGCAAGATTCACCGGCACAATAAGCTGATCTATGCCATTGGCCTGTGCGGGGCTGCAATGCGTTTGAATAGAAGCAATTTCGCCGTCAACAATCGTCGCTATAATCGCCATTACATCACCCCTATGTACCCTTTGGTAAGTTTATAAAGATTCAGAAAATCCGCTTCCGTAAACGCATAATTCCACATCCAGGCGGACGATAGTTTGCGTCTGCCGGTCGTATCGAGATTGAATAAATCCACTGTGCCGATATTTTGAATGCGGCCAATCGGTCTGGACTGCCAGGAGATTTTGGACGCACGGTTGTTGACCCACTGAATGTACTTGCCGCTTGACGAACGGGAGCAGCCGATAAATACGGGCGTATTAAAACTCGATCTCAAAACCGTGTCATATAGATAAGGAGCGTCTTGCCCCTGTGAATCCTGGATTACCATTTTGAAAAAGCCGGTGGCATGGTAAAAATGCAGGTCTGAATAACCGGCAAAATACCCGCCGACTGAATCAAGTATCCGAAACAGCCATAATTCCTGGTTTTCCTCTGTGAATGAATATTGACACCAGCAGGCAAACGTCATATCTCGTGTGTCAAAATCAGACGGCAGAGAAAACCGCAGAAAAGTCGAACCGAACCACATATCCAGTCCACCGCACCGGTCACGGTTTGCGGTACGAAGCTGGGCAGGTTCTTGGCCCGTAATACGGTTGTAAATCCTGCCGGGATGGAAATCGTTAGCCGGAACATTAAAGACCTCGATTCCGTTGATCTGGACACGAATATCGCGTACTGTATCCAGACAACCTCGCTCCGCAGGCGTCCACCCTGACCATTGATTAAACCGCCCGATGTAGGTGCAGGCATTGGTATAGGAAACAGAACCGGTTAAGCTGCTTTCAGAATAGGTTATTGGCTGCGTAACACCATCATAAAGAATCTGAACATTCAGCGTTCCCGAATATGTCCCTACGATCTCGATTAGATGTTCGTCATACGCTGAAGGACGATCACTGCCGACAACAATCCTGTTTGTTGTGCTTAATGACAGGGAAAAATATATACGGTCGCTTACCTGAACCTGCCATCCTCTGTACTTTGGATGTCCATCGACACATGAGATAATTTGACAGGCTGCGCCTGTTTCATGCAATCTGACCCTTGCCTGAATCCGAAAATTGTAAGTTCGCTGAATCCCGATAACCTGATTAAACCATATTGCCGACGGAACCGTGCCGAACTCAAACGCCTGCCGCTCTGGATCAAATCGAACATTTTCTGCCGTATATCCATTGTCAGCGCGTAAATTCTCAATGTTGGCCGCACCGGTCGCTTCCACGTCGAGAATACACCGCTGGCTTGCGGATTTTTCAAACAGACTGATTTCCTCAAAGCGGTTCATACCCAAAATCCCCTGACCGAACCGGCTGAAAAGTAAATCAAATCTATATTATCGCTCCATTGTGCCCCTGTTACGACGACATTGAAGATCATCTCCTGACCATCAGGGATGCCGTTTAGAGGCAGCACAAGTTCCAATTCCTGCCAGGCGGGACCGGTAGCAACAAAAACAGCACACGGCGTTTGCGCCGGATCGCCCAAACGCTGATAGCTGATGTTAAAAGAATCGCCTGCCAGGCAATTTGTCATCATCCAGCATGTCTTGAGTTTCAGGATTGTCGCTTCTCTGGGCTTTAATCCGGCATTAAAACACACCGCTTCTGGGACGTGCTGCACCATGTAGCCATCCATAATGCGGGCGGGCTTATCCTGCCCGTCAAACCCGAAAACCGCTTCTTTGCGCGTAATCATCGAAGCGGGAATAGGGATACGCCGTAGTTCTGTGCCTGCGTTAATAAAGCCGGGTTCCAAGAAATCCTGTGCCATTACGCCAATAGTCCTTTAAGCAATCGAATCTCTAATGTTGTTCCTGCCGAACCGGTAAAATAGAGTTTCTGGCGGGATAAGCTGCGCCCGTCCAGGGATTCCTTCTGGCCTGCCATGATCGTCCAGGGATTGCCCGCTTGTTCGTGTCTCATCTGGACATTGCCGCCGACTGCATGTAAGGCGATCGCCGCCGTATCTTCAGGAATGACAAATTCCTCTTGACCTGCAAGGTTTAGACTGATTATGTGCAGCATCATTATTCCTTTTAGCTGATAATTTGGCCGTTGACGGTTACGCCGTCGAAACGATGGGTTTTGCTGAAACCCATTCCATCGGAGCGGTCGGCGTTATAGCCCAAAAAATCCGCACCGCTTGTTTTGCGGTCTATCTGGATACTGGCGGATAATCGTGCCATAAACTTTTCCCAATGAATGCCTTTGGTGTCATTTAGCCTTTGCTCCGCTATCGCAAGACAGCTTTCAAGGATCGTTTCCGAATGGGACTGTCCGCCGTATGGATAGGGGTTTTGGTTGCTGAGCGTCTGCGGCAAAACAAAATACTTGTAGGTTAGCTCTATCTGACAATCCGGCACAGGCCAAAGGATTATTTCAAACTTCTGCGCTGCCGCTCCATCGGTCGCTTTGGGCCGGATCGCCGCCTGTTTGGGCTTTCCACTTTGCGGACTGCTTTGCCGAAGCGCACGAAGTGCCGATTCGCTGGTAACAACAACCGGTTTGGAAAGTTCAGAGGCGGGATTCGCCAAATCCCCGTGCAGCCCGCCAAAATCATTTGGCAGATTGTAATCACCCACACCCGCCGCTAACACTAATGTTGTAACCGGACGTAAAAACGACCACTGATGCGAACCCGGCTGTCCCTGCATCGGCGGCGGGACATAAAACTGACGAAGGCCGGATTTAATGCAGTCCTCAATATCCGCCCATTCCTGACTGCCGTCATCCGGGCCATAGACTGTGCGTCCATAGCCCAGATAACGGCCAATCGCCTGCTGTAATTCATTATAGGTGATCGCTAATGACATCGACTACGCTCCGCTGGATACTTTCAAAACACCGTTGTCAAGATAGAGGGTCTGTCCGTCCTCCTGATCCGTCTCCGGGATATTCAACAATGCCGCCAAAAGCTCACCAAACGTATCCAGCAGACGTTCATCAAATTTGTCTTCAAAGTTAAGCTGATTCATAGTGCCTCCGTTACGCCGAAATCTGCCGGTTGCCTTTGTCCAGATACACCTTCTTCAGTTGAACGACGGCAGGATTGGCCGCCGCAACCGCTTCCAGAAGCACCGCCGTGCCACAGCCTGCCGCGCCTGCGGATTCCAGAAGAACACCGCCGTAGTCGGCGTGATACTTCCACTTCAAAGTGGAATGCTCTGCCACACCGTCAACACCGGCATCGAGAACGAACGCCTCGGTGATGCTTCCGGGTTCGTCGATTTCGAGGTATCCCTTTTGACCTGCCGCAATGTTAAGGTTTTTGCGGCTGATACCGGCAAAGAGCAGGTTTTCTGCCGCCGTGTCGCTAAGTTTAGCCGCATAATTGAGGTTGTCTTTGGCCAGATCGTAGGCAAGAATCTCGCCTTTACGAACGGAAACGGCGGCTTGGCCTGCGGTATTATCCAGGCACACCCGCTTGGGATGGCTTAACTGCTGCTCGATATACGTAACTTCCATAACATCATCCTTTCGTTTAAGAAATTGAGAATTGAGAATTTAGAATTGAGAAATTCTTCATTCTTCATTCTACATTTATTTATGCCGCGGCTTTCCAGAGAACGGCCTGCCTGCGGAGATCGGTACACAGGATATTCCACGTCAGGTCGATATGATTAACAAACACCGTATGCTGATCGCCTGTTGTCTTCGGCTCTGCTTCACGAAGATATTCACCCTTGAGGAACACCGGGTAAAACCATGCGAAGTTGATAAAGTAAATATCGCCTTCAACATTGGCGGGCGTGCCCTCGTTTTCATTACCGGCATCAAGCTGCGGACACCAGACAATCGGATGTCTGCGGAATGTCATCGAATCATCATACGGAGCAAGGTCGCGGCCCAGGTTTTCATTTTGGGCCTCGCCGATCTTCTCGATAGCCTCGACTGTCGGCAGGTCAGTATAGATTCGATACTGCTGCCCCTTGCCCTTGCGGTAGTCGGGAATATCGACCGGCGATTCAAATTTAATCATCCGGTGCGCACGGCGCATCAGTTCAATCAAACTGCTCTTAGTGACAGAGGCATACTGACCCGCCCAGTTATGCCATTTAGCATGGCTTAGCCCGCCGGGGCCGTTGGATTCATAAGCCGGACGGTCGCTATTGAAACCGGCGTGCTTTACGCCGCTTCCGCCAATCGCGGCGTTCTTATTGATCCAATACTTGACCCCAAACGGCGTTAAAGTATCCTGCGAATCGACCGGAGCGCCCCAAAAGTTCCTCTCCATCAATTAAATCAGAGCCAAAAACGCATCGGTACGGCGGACTTTCATCAAATTGACAATCCGGCTTGCGCCCCGGTTCATCGCCATTTCCCGCCGATCAAAGGCGTAGTTGGTGGTCGTATGCCGCCAGGGGATCGCAATCTGCTTCATCACGTCAGCGACATTGACCGCATCTTTGGCATAGAGACCGGTATTCCGCGCCGCCTGCGAATTATCAACCATGATGTTGCGCTGAATGCCGTTGCCGGAATCAAACTGCACCTTGTCCTTCTTCATAATCTTGCCCATCACATCGTAGTGCTGAAGCCGTTGGGCGATCTGATTAAACTTCAGCTTGCCAAGCTCCTTTTGCGTCGAAAGAGCCAAGTCCTTAATCTGTTCATCTGTCAAATTCATATACTATCCTTTCCGTCATTGAATTGAGAATTGAGAATTAAGAATTGAGAAATAATTCCTGTTTTCTACATTCTGCATTCTACATTCTGTTTTTAGAATTCTTCTTCAACTTCGTCGTGTTCCAGCGCCCCAAACTCACGCAGCTTGTCCCGAACGGCGCTTGTGGCTCTCTGGTCTGGTGTCTGCGTGTCCTTGCCGTTTCTGCCGGTGGGCCGTGAAATAATCTGCGCAGAGCGTTTTTGAAGCTGGCCGGCGACTTCCTTGCGTGCGTTCTTTTTAATCGTATCCCCGAAAACACTGTTGACGGCGCGCGTGAAAAGCTGTTTTGCATTCGGTACGGGCTTTCCGGTCTGGCTGTAACCTGCGGCAATGGCATTCATTTCCTCGATGACTTTGCAGCGATTCTGAAAGTGTTCAGAATCCGTGCCGATTTCATCGAGTGTTCCTTTGCCGAGCGTATCCGAAAATCCATCCCCCAATTCAGCGATAAACCCCTCAAACGTCCTTTCAAAGGTTTTTTCCGATTGCCGCTGCATCATTGACATGACATTACCGAGTACGCTCTTTAGACCGTTAATCTGGTCGGCGGTCGATTTCATGGCCTTACAGATGTCAGGATCGTAAAGATCGGGGTCAAGCTCGATCTTAAATTCACCGTCTTCGGCAGGCGTTTCCTTTGCCGCCTCCTTTTCGGATGCTTCCGGTTTGGCCGCTTTCGGCTCAAGCAGACTGCACAGCCGCTCAAGCTGCTGCGGCTTTTCGTACAGCGATATATCCTCGTCAGAGATACCGAGTTTTTTGGCCTTCGCTACAAGGGCATCGGGCAAGGATGTTTTCTGCTCCTTAACCGGTTCTGCCGCTTTTGTTTCCGATTTAGCAGACGGCTTTGGCTGCTGATGGCTGGTAGCTGGCGGCTGGCCGCTGGAAGCTGAATCTTCGTCCAGGTCATCAATCACCGGAACCTTAAACTCCTCGTCTGCCTCAGGTTCTTCGATGTCGTAGTCGTCCTCGATTTCAGCTTCCGTCTGCGGACTTTCTTCGGTTAAATCCTGTGTATCAAAATTATCTTCTTCCATAATGGCGCTTTCGCTCATGACAAAACTCCTGAAAATCTAAGTATCTCGATGCTGACTGTTTTTCCGTTTTCCTTTTTTATATAGAGGCTTTTGGCCGATGTATCCCGTGTGCGAATCTCAAACTTTTCGTTCTCGTCGATTGTCCAGACCGTTCCGCTACCGGGGGCCGGAATCAAATACACACAGCCGCTTTTGGGTCGAATAATGACACAGGCGGTATCATCCGGCACTCTGTAAAACAGTTCCCCGTTTCCGTTGAAGTCAGTATCCACTTTGTTCACAATGCTTATCATAATGAATTCTTAATTCTTCATTCTTCATTCTAAATTTCCCTACGGATCTCCGTACCCACCGTTTCTATCATGCAGGCCGATTGCGCGGCAATAAGCTTTTCTATGCTGCTTTCCGGTAAAGATCGCGCGTCCATCCGGCGTAAACTGTGTGGGAATGCCGATTTTGACCGAATGCTCATAGGCCTCTTTAATCTGGTCGGGATGAACACCCGCCGCATCGCTTTTAAGCGGCCAGTTTCCGGGCGTATGTTTTGTACCGGCATGTTCGGCACGCAGATTACGCCGGAAGACCACGCCGCCGAGCCGGATTCGTTTCGGCGCTTTCCCCATCCGGTAAAAGCGGCTGACGGTGTTATCCTGGCTATCTGTAAAGCAGTAATACGGCATCAGCTTTCCCTCTCTTTTTTGGCGATACAAGGCCGTGCGATAATTTTGTCGTGTGTATTCCGCAGGATTTTCAGGGCCTCAAGCGAATGCTGATCGACCTGGCAAATCGCCTGCGTATTGGCGCTGATGATCTGATTGGTCTTTTCCAATAGCTTTATCAGATTGCGAATCAGCCAAACCAATATCATTAAAAGCACGGCGCACATACCGGCAAAGCCGTACTGTAAAATCGGGTCCATAAGAAAATTTTCAGGCTTCATCCTGTTGGTCTCCTGATAGCGGCAAGTTCGGATTGTTGCGGATTGCCGCCTAAAAGTGTCTGCATCAAAGCCGCATCCTTACCCTGGCGGGTTGCGCCGGGGCGGTTGACACGTTCGGAAATATGCCGGGTTGTCGGCATGGTCATTTTCTGCGGAAGCTGGCCGACGATACCTGGTCTGTACACGGAAGGCGGTGCGGCAAATTCAAGAATATCCTCCAGTTCACTGACATTGGTGTATT